GGTAAGCCACAGGTTGATGAAAGTGTTCTGTCTAAACTGGACTATCCAGAAGCAGTTATTCTCTCGGAGGTTATGCTAATCAACAAGCGTATTGGTATGCTGGCAACAGGTAACAATGCGTGGCTGAAGATGGTGAAGGATGGGAAGATACATGGCAGGGTCAACACTAATGGTGCTGCTACTGGCAGGTGTACGCATTCAAAACCTAACGTCAGCCAGACACCTAGCATCGCCTCGCCATACGGTGCAGAGTGTCGCGCCTTGTTCCATGCACCAGAAGGCTATGCATTAGTAGGTGCTGATTTATCTGGCTTGGAGTTAAGGTGTCTTGCCCAGTTCATGTGGAAATATGATGGTGGTGCGTATGCTGATGTCATCTTGAATGGTGACATTCACACAGTGAACCAGAAGGCTGCTGGTCTAAGTTCACGTAACCAATCGAAAACATTCATCTACGCATTCCTCTACGGTGGAGGTGCGGAGCGCATAGGTTCTATAGTTGGCGGTGATGACAAGGTAGGCAGACAGTTAATCGCCAAGTTTATGGAAGCTACACCAGCCCTCAAGCTACTGCGTGAGAGAGTTTTATGGATGGTAAAACTAAAAGGTTATCTAAAAGGATTGGATGGCAGACAGCTACCCATCCGCTCACTCCACTCAGCACTTAACATGTTGTTACAGAGCGCAGGTGCGCTGCTTGCTAAGAAAGCAACAGTAATCCTGTATCAAAATCTAACCACAAAGGGCTACGCTTTCGGCAAAGACTACGCTCTTGTGGCTCATGTCCATGACGAGGTGCAGCTAATAGCCCGTCAGGAAATAGCAGATGAAATCGGAAGAGAAGCAGTACGATCTTTTCAACAAGCAGGAGAACACTTCAACTTTAAAATCCCCATCGATGGAGAGTACAAAGTCGGACGCACATGGTACGATACCCACTGATAAACAGCAGAGGCGAAGGCAGAGAAAGCTGGACCTGATCAAATACAAAGGTGGCAAGTGTGAGCGATGTAATACTGAGCATCACCCTGCCGCCTATGACTTCCATCACATAGACCCAACGCAGAAATCATTCACCCTGCACTCAGGTAACTTAGACATGAAGTGGTGCAGGTTACTAGCTGAAGCTGACAAGTGTGCGCTACTGTGTTCCTGTTGTCATAGAATAATACACTACGAGAATGACCTGCAATTTAACTAAATCTAACCATTAATCATTAGGAACTAGACATGACTGACATACACTACATGACGCACATGGGCGATGACGATCTAGTTGCTGATGCAGCGCGGGTCTCATTCGACAAACAAGCAGAGAACTATGGACCCGCAAGGAACGCAGGGCTGATTGCATTCCTAGCAAGAGAGAACCACCTGCATCCCTTCTCACATCCACAAGCTACATTCCGATGCAGCACCAGCATCTTCATAAGCAGACAACTTGCAAAGCACCAAGTCGGTGGCACATGGAATGAAGTTAGCAGACGGTATGTGAAGTCCTCACCCAGCTACTGGAAGCCTGACTTCTTTAGGTCTGCAGCACCTGATGTAAAGCAAGGGTCTAACCCTGAAGCACACAGGCGCAGTGAGGAATTCCTAGAAGAATACCATGACATCTGCATCGATGCGATTGCCACCTACAACAAGATGGTTGCACTCGGCATCTGTGCTGAACAGGCGCGGGGTATCTTACCGCAAGGTGTCATCACTGAGTGGGTATGGACAGGCAGTCTCCTGTTCTGGTCCCGTGTCTACAACCTTCGCATCAAGCCTGACGCCCAGCGCGAAGTCCAAGAGTTTGCCGAACTACTAGGTGAACAGATGGCGTCTTTGTTTCCAATCTCATGGCAGGAGTTAACCAGAAATGGATGAACCACTAGCAGTAAGCGTAGACCTCGCAGAACTATTAGCAACCACACAAGTACTGAGCGAGTTATGTATTCAGGCCGCAAGAATTAAGGATAACGATTGCCCATTCAGAAGTATTCTTTTGGACACAGCTTTCATTCTGAGTGAACGGGTTCAGCCTAAGAAAAAGCCTGACCTAAGTGTGATGCCTTTTGTAGGTAAACCACAATGAGGTTGCTGTTTGATGCTGACATCATAGCGTTCAAAGCAGCGGCTGCAGTTGAGCGACCCATAAAGTGGGGCGATGGTTTGTGGACCTTACATGCGTATGAGCATGAGGCCATCGACCACTGCCTTGCTTATATCTCAAATGTATGGCGTGACCTGATTTGTAATGACTACACCCTGTATCTCACAGGACCAAACAACTGGCGTAAAGATATCCTTCCGACATACAAAGAGAACAGGAAAGATACACGTAAACCTCTGGTACTTCAGGCTGTCAGACAGTGGATGATTGAGGAACAGGGTGCAGTACTGTCTGACACCTTTGAAGCTGATGACCTACTGGGCATTGAGGCTACCACACACCCTTTAACTACCATCATTGTCAGTGAAGACAAAGACCTGCAGACTATACCTGCCCTGCTGTACAACCCTGCAAAGGACACAGCGGTCAGACATATTAGTGTCTTTGAAGCTGCATACAATCACATGCACCAGACACTGACAGGCGACAAGACTGACAACTATGATGGTCTAGCGGGGTGTGGCCCTGTCACTGCCACCAAGATACTGGCACCAGCTAAAGAACCTGAAGACCTTTGGCCTCTAGTAGTCAAAGCATTTCAATCCAAAAAATTGTCAGAAGAACACGCACTGGTACAGGCACAGGTTGCCCGTATTTGCCACGCATCTGACATAGACAAATCAGGAAAGGTTACACCTTGGACACCACTGTAAAACATCCCAGCCACTACACTGACTTCATGGTTCAGCCAGCAGATTTCATCATGCAAAATGAGTTACCTTTCCATGTTGGCAACATCATTAAGTATGCCTGTCGCGCTGGTAATAAAAAATATGAAGGCAAGTCATACTCTGAATCTGAGGTGACCGACCTGAAGAAAGCAATGCGCTACGCAGAGATGCGTATCAATCAGATTGAGGGAAAGGATATCATTGATGGCTAAGTGGCGTGAAGACTTCTCAACCAATGAACTTACCTTCAACCAGTACCAAGAGAATGCAGCCAAGACTGCCATCTATCCTGAAGAAAGAGCATTAGAATATCTATCGCTTGGGCTAGTGGCAGAGGCTGGTGAATTCGCTGGCAAGATTGCCAAGTTCTACCGCAAGGACAAACCCTTTGAGACACAGGCAGTCATCGATGAACTCGGTGATATCTTGTGGTTCATCTCCGAGATGTCCCGACTGATGCAACAACCGCTGTCGATAATTGCAGATAATAACACAACGAAATTAGCGTCCCGTGCAGAGCGTGGGCAGCTAAAGGGTGATGGAGATAACAGGTGACAGCAGAACTAGATACCAGAGCGCAGGTAGTAACGCGCAGAACATATAACAGACCCTTAGATAAAGAGGGCAAACAATTTGAAACATGGGACCAGACCATCAACCGTGTGATTAACCATCAGCGGTGGTTGTGGGAACGTGCCAAGGGTACAAACCTGTCACCTCTAGAAACCCTAGAACTTGAGGAACTGCGAGACCTTTACCTGAAACGTATTGCCTGTCCATCAGGTCGTACACTTTGGTTAGGTGGCACAGACGTAGCCAAGCGCAGAGAAGCCTCACAGTTCAACTGTTCATTCGGGCAGGTAGAGACAGTCCATGATGTAGTTGATGCTATGTGGCTGTTGCTGCAGGGATGTGGTGTAGGCTTTGAGCCAGTGGTCGGAACCCTTAATGGTTTCGCTAAACCTGTAGAGATTGAAACCATCAGGTCCACCCGTGACTACCGTGGCTATGACAAGAACAGGGCGCATACACATAACGGTGTATATACACTTGAGGTAGGTGACAGCGCAGAAGCATGGGCTAAATCTATTGGCAAGATACTAGCTATGAAAGACCCTGTTGATAAGGTTGTCTTAGACTTCAGCCAGATCAGACCAGCAGGTGAAAGACTTAGTGGATACGGCTGGATTAGTTCTGGTGACAATACAATTCACAAAGCCTTTGAAGCTATCTGCGCTATACTTAACAGACGCGCTGGGCAGCTACTGGACCGCATCGATATCCTTGATGTAATCAACTGGCTTGGCACCACACTATCATCTCGACGGTCTGCTGAGATTGCTGTGATGAACTATGGTGACAAGGATTGGGAACGCTTTGCCACTGCTAAGAAGGACCACTGGGTGGACAACCCACAACGGGGCCAGTCTAACAACTCGCTGCTGTTCTGGAACAAGCCAACTTACAGTCAACTGTCACATATCTTTCAGCTTATGACAGAGGCTGGTGGGTCTGAACCTGCCATCATCAATGCCACTGAAGCACAACGCCGCGCCCCTTGGTTCAAAGGCGTAAATCCTTGTGCAGAGATTTTGCTAGGTAATAAGAATTTTTGTAACTTAGTAGAGTTTGACCTCAACAAAACTAACGGCATGGACCCTGATCTGGTGCGCCATTGGATAGGCTTAATTGCCCGTGCAAACTACAGGCAAACCTGTGTGTCTTTCGATGACGGTATCCTTCAGCGTAGCTGGCACGAACTGAACCAGTTCCTACGTCTGACAGGTGTAGGGCTGACAGGCATAGTGACTTGGGAACACCTCAACAATCCAGCTATGTTCGATCTGTTGCGTAACGCTGCACATAAGGGCGCACATGCTATGGCTGATGAACTAGGACTGCCACGGTCTAAAGCAGTCTGCACCGTTAAACCTTCAGGCACACTTTCTAAAATTATGTCAACTACAGAAGGCGTACACAAACCTCTGGGTAAGTACATCTTCAACAACATAAAGTTCTCTAAGCATGACCCTCTCGTTCCCATCCTTGAAGCGGCTGGATACCGTGTGTTTCCTGACCCTTATGAAGGCCAAGGAGGTGATAGTGTTCTGGCTACCTTCCCCGTTTCTTACGAGGGTGTCAGCTTCGATACAGTGGATGGTAAGCACGTTAACTTAGAGAGCGCAGTGGCACAGCTAGACCGCTACAAGATGATGATGCAGCACTACGTTGACCATAACTGCAGTGTCACCATCAGCTACGACCAGACTGAGATTGAAGCTATCATCGATTGGTTCCAAGAGAACTGGAACAACTTTGTCGGTGTGTCTTTCATCTATCGAAACGACCCTACCAAAACTGCAGAAGACTTAGGGTATCCTTACCTGCCACAGGAAGTGGTCGATCAGGAAACCTTTGAGGAATATGCAGCTACATTGAAACCCATTAACCTTGATGCAGCCAACAGCCTTGATGAGTTAGAGGATGATGGATGCGCCACAGGTGCATGTCCAATTAGGTAACTAATGCGTAAGAAATCAACGTACAAAAAGAAGGTCGAGGATATAGAGGTTGCACATGGTCCGCGTGTGCAGCCCCTACTTCCAATGAATGCAGCCCAGCGCAACTACATTGAGTGTATAAAGCGTTACACTCAAGTCTTTGTCACAGGACCAGCAGGAACAGGTAAGACTTACATAGCTGCAGCCATCGCTGCTGACATGTACAACAGGCACCAGATACATAAGATAATCCTAACGAGGCCCAACATCCCTGCAGGTAAATCTCTTGGTTTCTTCTCTGGTACTATTGAGGACAAGATTGCACCGTGGGTCTATCCACTGACGGAGGTGCTACAGCAGCGTCTTGGTAAGGGTAAGTATGAACATGCACACAAGCGAGGTGCTATTGAGATTGTACCCTTTGAGGTGATGCGTGGGCGTAGCTTTAACGATGCATTCGTTATCTTGGATGAGGGGCAGAACCTGACAGTCCATGAGATGAAGATGTTCCTGACCCGTATCGGTGAGGATAGCAAAGTCGTTGTGAACGGTGACATATCCCAACACGATCTGAAGGGTACACAGTCAGGTCTGCAGGTCGCTATCGATCTAATGCATAAGTACAACATTCCAGCAGCCCACTGTAACTTCAATCACGATGATGTTGTTAGGTCAGGCATCTGTGCAGCTTGGACAAGGGCATTCCCTTAAAGGTTGCACTATAGAGGATTTATAAAATTATGAAAAAATTTCCGTATATATCGGAAGAACTTATCACAGCACTGGCCGAAAGAATTCCCCACATATCACCTAATAAAGGCGAGAGCATTGAAACGCTGATGTGGCGTGGGGGTATGCGCTCAGTCGTAGACCTTTTAACGCAACTTCATAAAGAACAACTTTATGAGAATTCTGAGGATTAATATTTATGTGTTTTCCAAAACCCGCACCTACGCCAGCGGCACCTGCACCAGCAGCGGCACCAGCAGCGGCACCACGGCAAACAACCCAACTGGGTTATGACCCGTCCAACCCTGAGAGTGGCATCGCTGCTGAACTGGGTGCTATCACTGGCAAAGCCAAAGGTACGTCCCAGCTTGTTGTCCCACTAGACCCTACAGTAGCTAACATTGGCACTGGTGGTTCTGGTCTTCAGATTACATAGGATGGTAACATATGTGTAACCCTATTGGAAAACTGGCTGGCAAGGCTCTAAGCCCTCTTAGCCTACCTATGAAACTGATGGAAAAGAACAAACTGAAACCTAAAGACTTTGTAACAGGCGGTGCATCATTACTTATTGGTGGTGATAAACATAAGAACCGAACAGTAAATGATGCAGCACCTACAACACCTGCTGTATCCCGAACTAACCAGTATGGTATTACAGATAACCTGCTGTGAGTATGGGAAGCTGCGAGGCACGTTATCGGCAGTTAGAACAGACGCGACAATCCTACCTCGACAGGGCTAGAGATTGCTCTGAACTAACTATCCCATCACTAATTCCACCAGATTCACATAATGAAACCAGCGACATCTATACGCCCTATCAGGGCATAGGTGCCAGAGGTGTGAACAACCTAGCATCAAAGCTATCACTGGCACTGATGCCACCTAACTCACCATTCTTCAGGTTTATGGTCGAACCGTACACACTCAAAGAGATGGCAGAAGACCCTGCCGCCCGTACCAATGTTGAGAAACAATTGGGTGAGTTTGAACGTGCAGTTATGAACGAGATTGAAAGTTCAGGTGACCGTGTTGCAGTCCATGAAGCACTAAAGCATTTGATTGTTGGTGGTAATGTATTGTTACATGTTGGACCTGAGAAGGTTCGTGTCATCCACCTAGACAGTTATGTTGTCAGTCGCGCACCAAATGGTGAAGTACTGGAGATTGTAATTGTAGAGAACGTATCACCGAATGCTCTAGATAAGACTACGGCATCTGCCGTTAGCGGTAAGCTAGAGGGTGACGAAAAGACTGTAGAGATTTACACGCATATTGAGCGAAAAGCTAACATGTTCCACGTTTACCAAGAGGTAAAGGGAACTGTGATTGCTGGCTCTCGCGGTAAGTACAAACCAAATGCAGTCCCGTTCCTGCCATTACGGTTCTCTCGCATCGACGGTGAGGATTATGGCAGAGGCTTTGTGGAAGAACTACTGGGTGACTTACGGTCCCTTGAAGGTCTCTCGCAAGCTATCGTGGAAGGTGCAGCGGCTGCAGCTAAAGTTCTATTTATGGTTAACCCGAATGGGACCACCCGTATTAGAACCATTGCTAAAGCTGAGAACACAGCAATCATAGAAGGAAGTAGGAATGATGTTTCAGTCCTTCAAATGGACAAGTTCAACGACTTTCGAGTTGCCTACCAAGCAATGCAAAGTATTGAAGAACGGCTATCACAGCAGTTTATGCTTCAGTCTTCAGTCCAACGAAATGGAGAAAGAGTTACAGCAGAAGAAATCAGATACCTAGCTGGTGAGTTGGAAGACACACTATCTGGCATCTATTCAATACTGTCACAGGAATTTCAGTTACCGTATGTCAATCGTAAGATTGAGGTACTGACTAAAAATAAGAAGCTACCCAAGCTGCCAGAGGATGTTGTTAAACCAACCATCGTCACAGGTATGGAAGCATTAGGTCGAGGACATGACCTACGTAAGTTAGACCTGTTTATACAGGGCATGACACAGTCACTAGGACCAGAAGTATTAGCACAATATGTGAACCTTCAGGACTACATCAAACGCCGTGCCACAGCCCTTGGTATAGACACTGAGGGTCTTATTAAATCAGAAGAACAAATCGCCCAAGAACAGCAGCAAGCACAGCAACAGCAGATGATGCAACAAGCTGGACCCGCTGCCATGCAAGAAGGCGTTAAACAGTTAGGAAACTCATATGCTGAAAGCCAAAGACAGCAAGGTGAATAAGGATAGCAAGGGTAAAGCCCCTGCTAAACCTGCAGCACCTGCCAAGAAACCATTGGCAACCCCAACCATTCTCAAGAAGAAGCGCACAAGGACTGATTATTAAGCATGGGCGAAAGCATTACTATAACAGAAGCTGAGACAGGCCCAGATGCACCTCTGGATAACTCGTCTGAACGACCAGAATGGTTGCCAGAGAAGTTTAATAGTGCAGAGGACATGGCTAAGTCTTACAGCGAACTAGAGAAAAAGTTGTCTGGTGGGTCTACTGAGGACAAACAAGAACAAGTAGAAGCACCACCAGATCAAACAGACGATGCACCTAAAGATAATAACTCACCTGACTTCACCAAGTTCTCTGAGGAATTCTCAGACAAAGGTGAGTTAACTGATGATAGTTTCAAAGAACTTGAGACTATGGGTTATCCAAAGGAAATGGTTGAAGCGTACATCAGAGGCACCCAACAGGGTTCTGATGCTGATGTCTCTGCTGTCATGGATGTGGCAGGTGGGACTGATGGATATAAAGACCTAACTGAATGGGCATCTGAGAATGTTCAGGAAGCAGAACTAAAACTGTATAATCAAATGGTAGAGACAGGCACAGATAACGCTAAGATGGCGGTAGAGTGGCTGATGTCTAAGCGTGAAAGCGCAGAGGGTGTTGAGCCTAACCTGCTGTCTGGTAAATCCAAAGGCGCACCTAAAGATGAATACAGGTCCACAGCAGAGGTTGTGGCTGCAATGAAAGATACCCGCTATGGCAAAGATACAGCGTACACCAAAGACGTTGAACAGAAGCTAGGGCGGTCTTCAGTTTTCTAAAAAAGTAATTCTACAGCACTACCATCTGGCGGGTGGCCCATAGCAAATGACCACCCGTCAATTCACTGAAAGAGACATGCCTTCTTAGGCAGTCGAACTATCGACAATGAACGACTAGACCTGATGCGTCAGACAATCTTGGCAAGTAATGGCGAAAGTTATTTCCCCTATTTGATATTTACCAAGGATTAGAATTATGACTAACGTAACCCCGTCCCGTCTAGGTGCGGCTAATGGCGCAGTAGCAAACTTTGCTCAGAAGAACGCGCTATTTCTTAAAGTCTTCGCTGGAGAAGTTCTCACAGCGTTTGATGAAACCAATGTAATGAAAGACTTACACGTATCCCGCACGATTTCTTCAGGAAAATCGGCACAATTTCCTGTCACAGGAAAGGCAAACGCAGCCTACCATACAGTAGGAACACCACTGCTGGGTACACAGAACATCAAGCACAATGAAATCGTTGTTAACATCGATGACGTTCTGATTGCTGATACCTTCATTGCAAACATTGATGAAGCAAAGAACCACTACGATGTACGCGCTGAGTATTCACGCTTGCTCGGCATGGCTCTGGCTAAACAGTTTGACGTGCGCTGCTTGCAGCTTGGCGTCCTTGCAGCCCGTGGTTCAGCTACCGTAACTGGTGGTAACGGCGGTACTGCGATTACTGATAGTGATGCAGCTACCAACGGTGCCTCACTCGCAGCTTCTATCTTTGCAGCAGCACAGGCTATGGACGAGAAAGACGTTCCAGAGAATGACCGTGTGGCTATCGTTAAGCCAGCACAGTACTACAACCTCGTACAGACCACTGACGTAATCAATCGCGATTTCGGTGGTGCTGGTGTGTACGCTGACGGTACTGTCCTGCGTGTTGCTGGTATTCAGATTGTTAAATCTAACAACGTACCAACAACCAACGTGTCTGCTGTTACTGGTGAGAACAACACCTATCACGGTAACTTCTCAACCACAGTTGCTCTGGTAATGCAGAAGTCTGCAATCGGCACAGTGAAGCTGATGGACCTCGCAGTCGAGCGCACATCTGGTGACTTTGAGATTATGTATCAAGGTACACTGATGGCAGCTAAGTACGCTATGGGTCACGGTATCCTGCGTCCTGAGTGTGCAGTCGAAATTAAGTCTTCTTAATTTACTTTTGGGTCAGTCCTCTTCTTTGGGGTCTGGCCCATTTTTTTCATTTTTATGAGGGCAACATGACAACACCTTCAACCATGACCGAACTAGAGGCGGTCAATGTCCTTCTGACAACTATCGGGGAACAACCAGTTAACACCCTGATCGGCAATCAAGTTACAGACGTAAAGATTGCTGAACAGATTATTAACGAAGTTAGCCGTGAGGTTCAGTCACAAGGATGGCACTTCAATACAGAAGATCGTGTCCCTCTAGCACCTGACAACAACAACGAAATAAACATCCCAGCTACAGCAGCGCGTATCGATCTAGAAGATACTAACGTAACTGTTCGTGGCGGTAAGCTGTATAACCTCACAGATAGAACGTACACGTTTGACGCCACTGCTTATGCCGTCATCGTTTACTATCAGGATTTCTTAGAACTTCCTGACCCAGCAAAACGATACATCACAGTCAGGGCATCGCGTATCTATTCAGATCGTATGATTAACTCTGAGACCATGCACAAGCTGCTATCCCGTGATGAACAGAAAGCCCTGACAGACCTTAAAGAATTTGAGGGTGACACAGGGGATTTCAACATGATGGATAGCTACTCAGTGTCCCGTGTTATGAACCGCAACAATTCTAATCAGAGGATACTTATGTAATGCCTATGATTAGTTCTGCTATCCCAAACTTAATCCAAGGGGTCAGCCAACAATCTCCACCGCTACGTCTGTCAAGTCAGTCAGAAAAGCAGGAGAATGCATTCCCATCACTTGTAGAAGGATTGCAGAAGAGGCCACCACTTGAACATGTGGCTGTTATTTCAAATACCGAAACATCTGGTTCCTATGTGCATCTCATCAACCGTGATGCAACTGAAAGATACTTTGTACTAATCAATGCGTCGAACCAGATCAGCGTGTATGACCTAGCAGGTAACTCTAAGACTGTTACCTATCCTGATGGAACTGGATATCTGACAACCAGTAACCCTTCCACAGCGTTCAGGGCGGTGACTGTAGCTGACTACACGTTCATCGTGAACACTGAGAAGACCGCTGCATATAATAGCAACGTCAGTCCATCTAACGCCTTTCAAGGATTGGTTGCGGTAAAACAGGGTGACTACAACCAAAGATATGTGGTGTATGTGGATGGGGCGCAGGTTGCTAATATTACAACCAGTGCCACAGATCAGGCAGGTACTAGAACCACATCAATTGCATCTAGCCTTGCCAGTTCAATTAACGGGGCGAGTGGTCTTACAGCTACATCCAACGGCTCTACAGTTATCATCACCAAGACAGGTAATGCCTCATTCGACTTAGCTACATACGACAGCTTGGGAGATACAGGTATTACCAGCACTACAGGCACCGTACAGAGGTTTGATGACCTACCAGCCTATGCACCAAACAACTATGTCGCACAGGTGCAAGGTGACCAGACCAATAACTTTGATGATTACTATGTAAAGTTTGTATCAGACCACGGTGACCAATCACTGTTGGGGTCTGGCACTTGGATTGAAACAATCAAACCAAACATATCATATGAATTAGATGCAGCTACAATGCCTCACCTGCTTATTAGACAGGCAAATGGTTCGTTTACCTTAGAGCAAGGTGAGTGGGGAGACCGAACAATCGGTGACCTTACTTCAGCACCTACGCCTTCATTTATAGGCAAAAAAATTAGTGACGTATTCTTCTTTCAGAACCGTTTAGGTTTTCTGTCAGGTGAGAATGTTGTCATGTCGAGGACATCAGAATACTTTGATTTCTTCAAAGCTACTGCGAGAAGCATATTGGATAATGACCCGATTGATGTGGCTGCTAGTCACACCAAAGTGTCTACCCTGAAACATGCTATCCCGTTTGACCGTAAGCTGCTTCTATTCTCTGACCAGACACAGTTTATTCTTAAAGGTTCTGAATATATCACACCGAAGAATACATCGATTGCTCAGACAACAGAATATGAAGCCAGTTCTACTGCCAAGCCAGCGGCTGCAGGTAACCTTGTGTACTTCTCATCGACCAGAGGTGGGTTCTCATCCATCAGGGAATACTACGTTATCGATGACACCGACAGATCGGATGCTACAGACGTAACAAGCCATGTGGCTAAGTATGTTCCTGATAATCTCTATTCGATGGCTGTAAGTACCGCTGAGAATGTTATGGTGTGTTTATCATCTAGTGATGCCTCATCGATGTACGTCTACAAGTACCACATCGCTGGCAGTGAGAAGCTGCAATCAGCTTGGTTCAAGTATACATTCAATGGCCTGACTGTTCTGGATGCAGAGTTCATGGGCAGTGCATTATATGTACTAGGTAATAAGGGTGGTAAGACCGTCCTATGTACCGTTAGCTTTGATGCAGGACGATTTGATACCAACCAGACCTATGTGACTAGGTTGGACTACAGGTTCCCTGAAACGGCCTGTACGAGGACGTACAACAGCGGTACGGGGCAGACTACAATCACAACCCCTTATGCGCTTGTAGCACCCTTTGTAACCAAGCGTGGGACCAACCAAGGTACAACCATCCCAGTGGTATCTTCTAGCACTACATCAGTGGTGGTAGCAGGTGACCATTCATCTACACAATTATATGTGGGTGAGAAGTATCTAATGACCTACGAGTTCTCTCAGCCCAACATGAAGGAACCAACAGCCAAGGGTGGGCGTGTGTCCATTGCTGGTGGCAGACTACAGATCAAACACTGGCTTCTGAGATATCAGGATAGTGGCGATTTCATTGTTAAAGTTATTCCAACATATGGGGCTAACTCTAGCGGTGACACCTATGCATCTACTGGACGCTTTATTGGTGGTGGTTCCACAGTATTAGGTACAACTACCCTAGCATCAGGTGAGTTCAGGTTCCCTGTAATGGTCAAGTCAGATCGACTTAGAGTAGTCATTGAGTGCGACAGCCATCTACCCTGCCAGTTTCTATCGGCAGAGTGGGAAGGCCAGATGCACCTCAGATCAAGAAGAATAAATGGATAATAATAAATATCTCACACCGACCACGGTGGATGATGTTGTCTATCTAGCACCCAATCTCCGACAAGCAGATCGATCAGAATGTCTAGCGGCAACTGGAAGGGAACCAATAGGCGTTCTGATGGATGGCTTGAGACTTGGAGATGTAACACTAACCATGCGTTCACCTACAGATGGGGAACGTGTGGGGATTGTTGGTGTAGTCCCATCATACATCGAAGGTGCAGGGGCTATATGGCTGTGTGCTACAGATAACATCCATCAGCACCAGATTAGCTTTCTGAGAAAAAGTAAAACATTCCTACCTCTATTACAGAGGAACTACCTAGCTTTGCATAACTGTGTCGATGCCAGAAACACTGTCCACATCAAGTGGCTCAAGTGGATGGGCTTCACGTTCATCAAAAAGCACGAACACTGGGGCGTAGAAAAGCGTCCCTTCTATGAATTTGTAAGGATATAATATGTGTGAACCAGTATCACTGGCAGCAATCACTGGTATGTCTGCAAGTGCAGCATCAGCGACAGCGTTGGCTATCCAAGGTGTCACAGCAGTAGCTGGTGTCGGCAGTGCCATCCAAGGTGCCAAAAACCAGAATGCAGCGGCACAGGCTAATGCACAGAGCGCACAGGATGCCTACCTGCTGAAGTCTAAGCAGAGCGCACTGCGACTAAGACAAGAACAAGTACAAGCCTCACAAGCTAGACAAGACGCCGACCTAAAGACACTCAAAGCCCAAGGTGCTGTAATGGCATCTGCTGGTGGCGCAGGGGTACAGGGTATCAATGTCGATCAGTTGCTTAAAGACTTTGAGTCAGCAGAAGGATTGATGGCATCCAGAATAGATCAAAGACTTGGTGGCCTACAACAACAGGCAGAGATGGATGCACTAGGTTTCCAATCTGAGGCCCAATCAAGAATTAATAGTATGCAGCCACAAGGTTTCACAGAGACCCTGTTCAACGTCCTGACACCCATTGCTGGGTTTGGTGTGGATATGGCCGATTATCAAGGCAAGAAAGCATCTTTAGCACCACCGAAAGCGAGTACAGACAATGGCTGAAAGAGCAGTAATAGCTAATCCTTTTGAAGGACAAGTGGCTACAGTAGGTGCAACAGCTAGACCTGTAGATATCTATCAAAAAGCGCAGGTAAAGAAGGGTGGATGGCAAGCATTAGAGCAATCTTTAAATGCCTTCAGCCAGAAAGCACTACCTGCAATAGGACGTATTGAGCAACAATCTGCTGAGAGAGAATATGCAGAGGGTCAGAAACTCTGGTCTGAAACAAGAATAAATATTGGTGAAGCTGTTAAGAAAGGCATCATCGCAGAGGGTGAAAGTCCTTACCTGCAAAAAGGTTACAGGGCTGCAAACTTAAATGTTCTATCTGCTAACTATGCGACTGACTTGGCGCATCAAATGGAAAAGCGAAAGCTATACCACAATGGCAACCCTGAGAAAATTGAAGAATTTATCACACAGTTCCAAGCAGACTATGTAGATAAGAATGGCTTTGATAATTTTAATGATGTTGAGACTGCTGAGTTTTTCCTCCCCAATGCTATGAAGGCTAATACTAACTTTAAGCAAAGTTGGAGAGAAAAGCATACAGCCTATATGACTACCAAAATCTATGAAGGTTTTAGGGATAAGATATCAGCATACACATATAGTCTGGTAGACCCTAAACTTACTAAAGACCAACGTACTAAGGCCGCTGCTGGATTACAGGCTTTTATCCAAGGCGAGGCAGATCAGGCTGAGATAGATGGATTAGACCGTCTAAAGGTTGGTACTGCTATTGCGGATGCTTTACGGCTAAGTGCTTTAGAAACTAACAGCTTTGCGCCCCTACAGTTTATGGGTCAGATTAGGGTGGGCAAAGGGTCTCTTGCAGGGACGTTTGATGCTAGACAGAAGAACCAAAAGGTTCGAGTGCAGATAATGCAGAACATAGATCGGCAAGAGCAACGAGACCGCCTAAACGCAGAGATAGAAGAAACTGAACAGCGTGAAGCAATATCAGCAAGCGCATCAGAAGAACTTTCAGGGTTAGGTAGTTCTTCTGAGGTTGAAAGAAATGGCGCAGAAATGCGGATTCAAAATCGTATAGATCAACTAAAAGGCATGGGAGATACAAAATCTGTAGCCCGTGCAGAGGCCTTAGAAAATCTAGTAATTGCCCGTCAAGCTGCCTTTGAAAAAGGTGATGTAACAGACGAAACTGCATACGCAACTCAACTGATTAAAATTAAGAATGAGAGTGACCCTGAAGAAAGACTGAAATTAATCACTGAAGGTCTAACCAACGGCGCATTCACTACAGATGCCCATGTCAACAAAGCACTATCGTTGTCTACATCAGCTAAAGGTACTGCTATCTGGACAGCACTTAATGAAACTACTGGTCCCGTTCAGAGACAGTGGAATAATTGGGAAGAGACTTATCTAGGAATTCCTAAAGCTGGCAGAAGTACTAGGAGAAATTTTGAAGTAAGTCAGAAGCAACTTCTAGCCTCTGCAGCAATTAGAAATGAACTTGATGACTACCTAACATTAGAAATCAACAGTTATAAAGCTAGTAATGACGGTCAGTTTCCAAGTGCCGACTATATTGCAGGTAGGACAGCATCAAAGTTACGAGACCTTACTGGATTATACGCATCTGAAGTAGCTGAGATAGGTGAAGAACTTATGCGGAATGCTCAACGAGACGGTAAGTTAAATTTAACTCCTGTGAGACCGACTACACCGCGTCCAGAATCTGCAATTAAAAACCCAGACGGAGATGGCACTGTCATTCGCACACTAAAGTGGGGTTGGGATAATTTATCAGGTCTAGTATTTGACGAACCTGAAGGGAACCCACCCGTAGTAGTAGTAACCCCAGCAAAACCCAAAACATCCGACATACCAGATTGAGGTTAATAAATGGAACAAGATGAATATCCAGAACCAAGCCCAACGGCGGTTCAGTGGATACGAGATAACCCTGATCGGCTGTCAGACTTTAATGCTAAGTATGGTGCAGGTGCAGGAGAGAGACTTTTACCTGTTGTAGAACAACCAGCAACCGCTGTTGAAGCGGAAGCTGAAGTAGAGGAAGAACAAAGCTGGGGTGACATAGCTGCTGACGTAGGTGAAGGTATTGTAGAAGGTGCCATGTCCATTGGTACAGAGACCGCTAGGTTCTTCAGCGACACAGCCACTGTAGGTGAAACAAATATACCATTTGACCCAGAGAAACTTGGGCTAGAAGGTTTTGACCCTGATAAAGCAGCGCAGCTTGAGAACGAGCGCGTCGATGATTTACAACAAGCTACCGAACGAAAACAATCTTTTGATGCTGGCCTAGACAAAGTTACCATATTTGGAAAACAGCGGGACAGTACAGCAGGTGCCTTAACCCAAGGCACTGTTCAGTTTCTTGGAGCAATGTTTGGAGTTGGTAAGATAGCCAAAGTCAAAGCATTCACCACTTGGAAGGGTGCAACGGGGTCAGGTTTTGCTGCCGATGCTGTAGCCTTTGACCCTGAGATGGCTAACATTGTTAAAATTCTAGAAGAAGAATTTGGTGCGGATTCTGAGTTAGTAACAAAGGCACTGGCAGACGGTGATGGTGGACCTTGGGATACAAAACTCAAGAATAAGCTGATACGTCTGGGAAGTTCTATCGGTGACAATGAAACTGTCGTAGACATATTCTCAAACGATGAACTAACCAACATGGAAAACCGTGTTAAGAATGGCATCTTGGGTACTGCACTTGCAACGCCTTTTGATGTAGGCATTCTGATTTATCGTGGACTTAGAATTAAAGGTAAAGCTGCTAGAGAAGTAGCAGAAACTGGTAAAGTATCGGATGAGACAGCAGCACAAGCGGCTGAAATTGAGGATGCAGTTACTACTTGGAAAGAACTTGTGGAACGGGAAGCAGTTAATCCTATTCAAGGTTCTACCTACAATCCAGAACTGAAACAAATAACTACCAAAGATGGTATGGTTTTTAGTATGGAAACAGGTGCGCGTGTCCTAGATGCAGACGTACCAACTACAGCACCTAAAGGACCAGACGCTGGGGAAACAGGCGCAGCACCCAACGTTGTCGATGAGGTAGCACAGCCACCTAAGATTGACACACAGGCACCAGCAGCACCAGCAGCTAATAGTTTACAGGCTCCACAACAGGGACCAATATTGCCAGCAAGCGCAGCCGATAACGCTGCAGTACCAACGGCGGCACCAGCAGGTTCCAAAGCACCAGAGGTAGGCACGGCACCTAAAGTAGGTGATAGTGCAGAACCACCAGCCACATCAACCGTAGCACCAGCAGCACCAGCGGCACCTAAACCACTGAAAGTGTTTAAATCGAAGGCTGTTGCAAACACTATAAAAGAACTGAAGACAGACCCTGCAAAGCTACAAACGCTGGCAGAAGACTTAAATGATCGATTTGTTTTGAACCCAAAATATTTTGAGGGTCCAAGAGATTCAGATGCAATTTTGCTTGCCACCTCAAAAGAACTTGAGAGGGCTGGTCTATTTAAGAAAATGGGAACAGCCGACACTGAAGGTTTGGACAAAGTAGCTGATGAAAGCATTGATATTCTTGCAAGAGAATTGGATGTCAGCCCTAAATCCTTTCGCGCAAAGTTGGCAAAAGTAGCTGATAATGCTTCTGAACAATATCGGTGGGGTGTAGCTGGTAAAATTGAAATGGTCAGACTTGAAAGGGCTATTGTTGAAATAGCTGACCAAATTGATGCGAAAGTTGCCAAAGGTGAAGACGTAGATGGCTTACGAAGAACATTCCTAGAAACAATAGACGCTCATGCTGATGTTCAAAATAGCATACTGGCTATTAAAACAGGTTCTGGGAGAGGTCTTAATGCCAATAAGATTAAAATTGACTCTGGAGTAACAGACCAAGCTATTGACCGCTTAGAACTAATGGGCGGGTCTATTCAAGGCGGTAAAAAAGTAGATGCCATGATTAGGCAAATGCGGATGGCTAAAACACCAGCAGCTAAGAATGCTATATTTAGACAACAGTCAAGTTTTTGGTCGAAAGTATGGGGTGTGATGGGTGAACTATTTATCAATGGAATCCTAGCTGGACCTCATACACATGCTCTTAACATAGGCGCATCTTCTATCAATATTGTGGCAAGACCTACACTTAGGACTGTCGGGGCTGTTTTGAAAGGTGATATGAAAACAGCAAGGAAGGGTCTGAGACAACAATACTTTATGATGTCTACACTGGCAGAAAACCTAAATTTAATTCATTTTAATGGTGGTCTGTTACCTAGATTAAACACTCAAAACTCAGCCTTAGCTTCATCTATTTCTTCTATAGCAAAGGATAAAACTCTTCTAGATACTACCAGTAAAATTGGTGCTGAAGGCGATAGTGTTCGCCAAATATCATCAAGAAATCTTGGTCTAAACAAGTATGTTGGTGCGCCAATAGACCTTGCAGGTACGCTAGTTAATTCTACCTCAAGAGTTTTAGGTGCTGAAGATCAATTCTTTAAGCACATGATATACAGGTCAACAGTTAAAGCAGCGGCGGCTACTGATGCAGCCGAAATGACACTGAAAGACCTTGAAGATTTAGGGTTTACAGAAGGTACACTGAAGCGCAGACGCCTTGATTATATGAAGGATGCTGTTGCAAGTTCTTTAAATACTAAAGAAGTGTTAGATTCTCAGTGGGCGCAGTTAGTTCGTGAGGGTAGGGTTCTAGATGAGCCTAGTGCTAAAGCTGATTTCATGGGTAAAAACCTTGATAGCTACAATGCTTCCAGTAAATATGCCCAAGAGGCATTAGAGGAAGCTAGACACGGTACTTTCACAACCCCATTACCTAAAGATAGTATGATGTATGGTGCGAAAATGTGGGTCATACAAGTTCCTGCACTTAGACAAGTTATACCCTTCATCCAAACACCGACAAACGTACTCAGGGAAAACTTCCAGCGAGTACCTGTCGTAGGTAAGTTAGCTGCTGGTTTAAGAAAGGAACTTGATAGTCCAAACCCTGAGATAGCAGCTATGGCTAAAGGTAAATTAGTCTATGGTGTAGCTATGACAACCTATGCCTTATATCTGGCAAGCCAAGGGCGGCTTACAGGTTCTGGGCCTAGCTATGTCACAGACCCAAAACTCGCTGAGATGTGGCATAAATCACCAAACTGGCAAGCAAACTCTGTTGTTAGTTGGGATGATAATGACAACCCAGTATTTACAGACATGAGTAAAATGCTTCCACATTTTGGAGCCTTCACTTTAATTGGGCAAGCGAATGAATATTATGATCGGTACGAGGGCGAGGGCCAAGAGGGTTCGTTTATCTTTGCTGCACTTGCTAATATGTTTGCAAACCAAGTTACCATGCAGTCATCGTTGTCTAGTGTAGGCGACTTTATGCAGGTAGCCAGCGGAGATTCAAAACCTTGGGAGTTTGAGAGGTTTATGAAGTCCCGTGTTGCAGCAATGATTCCACTAAGTTCGTTATCTTATACTCTTAACAAAGAGCAAGACGGTGTAATGCGCGATTTGAATGGCTTCTTTGAAACTTTAAAGTCACGCATGTATGACCCTGTACTAGCAGCCGCTGGAGGCGAGAGAAATGCACCTGCAAAGCACTTCTGGTTAACTGGTGAGGCGCAAGATATTCCTGAGTATGCTTGGGGTTTCTTAAAATCTAAAACCTTTGACAATATGGATGGCGATACAGGTTATGTCTTTGAGGAATTGAGGAAGCTACCAAAAGGTCTTAGCGGTCCTAGAAGAAAAATAGGAACAGCAGAGTTAAGCCCAACCGCTTTCCAAGAACTTAACAGACTTTATGGCACCGTTAAGATTGATGGTATGACGCTTGTTCAAAGACTAGCTGAAACGATTGATAGCTATGGTTATGATAGGAATGCTGAAAGACAACCATATGGCATTTCAGACTTTAGGCGCGACCTACTCCAAGCAGACGTAGCTGAATATAGAGAGGAAGCCTTGTCAGTTATGGCTGAAGAATTCCCTGAACTGGAAGACCTAATAGAACGTCAATTAGAAGTTGAGGACGAACTCAATGCAGGTGGTATGCCTGCTAATCCTGAACTTTTAAACGAACAGTTTGATATTAAATTCTAAAAATAAGGCCTCACTGGAAACGGTGAGGTCTTTATACTTTTTTAAACGGAGACATTATGCCTGTATCTACAGTCACATATACAGCTAACGGGTCAACCAACCAGTTTTCTATTACATTCCCGTACATTGATGCGGCACATGTTCTGGTATCAGTTAATGGTTCGTCAGCTTCTTTCACCTTTCATAACAGTACAACAGCCCAGCTATCCTCCACACCTACAAGTGGACAGACAGTGGTTGTGTACCGTCAAACACCTTCATCAGCATTGGTTGACTTTACGGATGGCTCTACTCTTTTTGAGAGCGACCTAGACCTAGCTAACACACAAGCCCGTTACATCTCGGAAGAGGCAAGAGACAGGGCTGACAGCGCGGAAACTGCAGTTACCGCAAACAAAGCAAACATCGATACTGTTGCAGGTAT